TTCCATCTGCATCATACGCTCTTCTCTCTCAAGCATCATCTCAGTGTACTGTTTGACCTTCAATCTTGCGGTCATAGGCAGATCACTGTACTCCATAATCAAGTCTGGAGGTACACTTCCAGGGTTATTCTGAGCAAACTCAGTCAACATCTGTGCAACTGCCATACGCATGGTGGTATTTTCCACTGCTTCATCAATAGCAAAGTCGTACTTGACAGCTGTTATGTCGTTGTACCCTTGAATTTGAGGATTTGTCTGAGAGTTAATCTGAATAAGTTGCTCTCCTTCCTGTCCCTCTATACGAATCATCTGAGGAGCCTTAATATATTGCTGAATCATGGACACCACTATCTCAGCAGCATGAAGTCTTGACTCTCGAAAGTTATCAAAAAGGATATAAAGAACAGCCATACCAGTCTGTTGTCGCAGCCGAAGTGTAACTCCAGGTTGGCGGGAGGAAGTCTCAATTCCCATAAGATCATTTTGAATTCCACTACTGTCCTTCATATCCTGTTCATATACCTGATCAAGACTAGCGTAGATAGGATTAATTTCAGGTTGATCTGTGAATTTCCACTTGTCAAACTTACCTTGAGAAATAACAAGTCTGTAGTTTGGCTTCGAAGAATTCTTGTCATAATCCTCTACATCAACCAGTGCACCTGTTTCGTGTGCAAGTAAGCCTTTTGGCGCGGTCTGAAGGAGGTGCTGAAGTTGCCTGCGCATGGTGTTTCTTCCGCGCTGAGGGTCCTTCATCATAGTGATTACAGAGAACCACCTGTTTTCGTCTTCGTTTTTGTAAGCCCCGAAGAGAACATAAGGGAAATGAGGGTGGTTATAAGGCGAAGGTCCTTCTTCAAGTACTTTAGTACCAGAGAAGATAGTATAATAAACCTTCTTCGCCATTCTTTTCTGAAAATTGATATCCTTATCATATTTCACCACCTGTCCATTTTCCAATGTAATACCAGTTTTCAAGGCTTTAACAAACCTATTGAATTTAACCTCAGTTGTTTGCTCAATTTTCCCTGTCATTGGATTCTCAAACCAGTAGACTGATTCGTATTTCCTGTACCAGCACTCAGTCAGGCGGTACATATCAGTGACAGCGTTGTAAAACTGCGGCATTTCAGTCCTGGAACCCGTCTGTAACAACGCAATTTCGTCAGGATTAAAGTCAGGAATAACTGTAGAGATGTCTTCTTTGCTAAGCCACTTATCAACAAAGAGATAACGAGCATCTGACATATCATATTCTTGGCTTGTTGGATCAAGCATAAAGTCGCGGCCAGCAATCCTGGCACATTTTAACTCAGGCTCAAATGGATTCTCACCTCCGACGTAGTAATGAAGGAGGGAACGACCACCTTTAACGGTGTGTTCAAAGCATTCATTTTCCTTTCTTGTAGCCTTCATCTTACGTCTGAAGTGTTTGAACGCTCCGTTCATTAACTCAGTCAAAGCTTCGTCTTCAGAAGAGACAGGGAAAAGGTAAGGTACTCGATTGGACTGTCCGGCAATACCAATCAGCATATTTACCTTAGGAAGGATTGTGTTGAAGGTTGTTGTTGGGCGTTTCTGTTCAACCAGATCTGCCTCAACATCAGATGTATCTTGCTTCCCAGCATAAAATGCGTAGTCTTCCTTTGACTCCGTTCTGAAATTAACTTCAGAAGGAGAAGCTTCTGCTTCTAACTGCCACTTCCAGAGTTTAGTCAACATATCACTTTGGATAGTTGAACTATCAGGCTTCGTTTGTATTCCACTTTCAGCTGTTTCACTTACCATCTTTCCCTCTTTTGGTTGGTTTCCAGCCATGATCGACAGCGTTAAGAAGACGTTTAAGTCTCTTAGCCTTTTCCTCAGTTGTATCCTTGGCTTTAACTCCGTTAGGAGTAGAAACCCTGTAATGTCCACTAGGTAATTTGGCTACTTTAACAGGCATTAGTACACCTTAGGTTTTGCGGCCTTTCTTCCGTACATAATCTCTTCATCATCGAGGTTATGTACTTCCCCTGCACGAAGCGTTTCACTGTCAGGTTCTTTACTTCCTGGAAGTTTCTTCCAAGTCTTTTTATCTCCCATCAGGGTAGTCATAATCTTATCTATTGTAGTTGCCACTGTAACCTCCTAAAGGAACGTAAAAATTTGACGTTTCTTACTCATACAGTTTGCCAGGAGTGTCTGTCATTCCCACTATTATGCCCAGGAACATTCTTCCACCTATCCTGACTTGCATGAGCCTTCGGTTTCCTGAATACCTGCGTAGTATAAGCGTTAAAGTATTCAGTCAAACACACACCATCTGCTATATTCGGAGAAGGAATTCCACGTTTCTTGGCGTCCTTCTTACTCTCAACTTTATAACCTCCATGTGGATTAAAAGAATAGCGTAGACTGGCCAGCTCGTTGGCCAGCATCTGTCCCATGGAAAGCACATCGCCATATGCCTTCGAGGTAGGAAATGAATATTGCTGACGCATACACTTATCCCTGACACGAAGCCAGAGTTCGTCCCGAAGTCTGTCGTATTTACTGATGTCACTGGAGGCAGATGACACGTTCACTCCGAAGAGATTAGGAACATTGTGCTTGGCCAGCCAGTCTACCACACCGGCACCAACACCTATTTCATCAACAGCAGTTCCTTGAGCATCATTTTCAAGCCCATGTTGCCGGACTCTCATAGCAAGATCAATTGTCTGCATTCCGTGGTAAGTTTCCCAAGGAAGAATAATGTTCCCAGTTCGAGGAAGAATAATAGAATCATCATCACCAAACCTGGCAACATCAACTCCATCATACAAAGGCTCGTCTTCTGCTACAGAAACTTCATTCCCAACACACTGTTCAGCCCAGGCCAAAGGTATTAAAGTATCATCATCTCCAAGAGGAGGATCACCAGCTACACGAATCCTAAAGATGTTTGAATCTACTCCATACTTTTGCTCCATGTATTCACAGTATTCTTTCTTAACATTAGTTGACTTGCGAGAATCCCAGTGGAGTTGAACCCAGACTTTCTTAAGTTCAACGTGGAAATGACTGTCGTAGAAATACCCCTGGTTCCTAGTCATGTTTCCAATCAGTAGGATGTTATTATCTTCCTGAGTACAAGAACCTTCAATCGGGATAAAGATAGGATCAACACAACCACTGGCTTCATCAATTACCCAGAGGAGATGATCGCCGTGAATACCAGCGACAGATTCAACCTGTTCTTCTGGAGAAGCCTTGGCAGATGGAGAAATTGCCCTGCACCACCACTCACGAGGATTGTCCTTCTGAAAAATCTTATCCCTTTGAATAACGAATTCGTCAGCAACGAGGGACTGACGAAGCCACTTGGAAATTTCACTCCAGAGAATATCTGCCAACTGTCTGGCGGTTGGTGCTACACAGACTACTTTTGCAAACGTCCTGGTTACCATGAACCAAGGGATTAGAACGCCACCAGCAAGAGCATCCTTACCAGTACCGTGACCACTCCTGATTGAAAGTCGCCGCGTTTTTGGGAACTGGTATAAAGCTTCAGCCTGTTGATCCGAAGGATTGAAATGCATACATTCCTGAGCAAATAACAGGGGACTTTGCTTCCAGCTTTTCAACCTTCTTAGAATTGACTCGTCGAACATTTCAATTCCTTACAGTGGCAATTTGCTGATCTTTATTCCGGCTACAGTAGGTTCTTCTTCACCAAAGATAACATCAGAGAAATCAGCATCCTCACAATCAGCTTCTTGACCAGAACCAGCAGCACGGATAGCTTGTTTTTCGGCTTGCTCCTGCCGCTCAATTTCCATAAGGTAATGTACAAGTCCTTTAATTTCTGTTGGCTTACCTTCAACCATAAACTCCTTATCCTTGAGGATTTTGTACGCAAGGACCAAATCTCGTAGTGGAGCTGCCTCGATCTTATCATCAGTTATCCTCGCAAGAATCTTTTGCTGCAACGCAGTTAATTCAAGTGACTGTAAGCTTCTGTACTCAAGAAGAACGGGTGATTCTTCCTGGAGTTGTTTGATTTTGCTGCGGACAGTGGGCTGGGAAATTCCTAAGGTTTCGCCAATCTCCTTACGATTTGCGCCCTGTGAGATTAGGTCAATTAAGATATCCGCCTCAACTTCAAACTCTTTCCCACCACCTTGTCTGCCCATCTATTCTCCTCGGTACAGCTACCATCATTATACTAAATGTTATCATAACCGAACCAGTTTGTCAATACAATTCAACATAAATTGGTGGTTGTCTAATAATAATTCCCAGACAACCGCAAATTATCTAAGGAGTTGAAGGGCGGGTGGGTGGGTTGTGCGCAAGCTTAAATTCCGAACTTAATCTTAGGTTTTAAGTTTTCGAAACTCAGACAAACGTTCCGTTTGCTATCCCAGGAATTAATTACCGGAAGGAACGTCAAAATTTGACGTTTCTGGGGAATTGCCAAATCTAAGATTTCACTAACCCTTGGACTTTGTGTATTTTCTCTGTGTGGTAAAAGGGGCTATTCTTATCGCCACCAAGGATCGCATGGGGTCTTGGGGGGGTCTAAGAG